GGAACCATTGCCTTTATGAGGGGCAAAGTCAGGCTCCGTGTAGTAAGCGGTCGTTCCAGGCACGCGCCAGATGTTGTTACCCGAGACGTCTACCGTCGCATCGACTGCACCCGCGTTCTGGAACAGACCATCCGCGGTGATGAAGTCAAAGTTGTTGGAGCCACTCTTGCCAGCCGCGCCAGCGATGGAGTTAGGACCGCCGAACGCGTGGATCGCATTCGGGAGGGCATCGATCGAATCGGTGTAGTTGAAAGGCTGGGCACCAAGCACGCGGTTAAGGATCGTGTTCGACTCAAGCGAGGCACAGTAGTCCACGTTCGCATCTGGCTGGACGATCCAGATGAGTTCCTTGACGGGGTGGTTAAAGTTAAGCTTGATCTTGTTCGAGGACGAACCGACCGACTCATCACCCGTGAACTGGAGCTGATCAATGAGGTACTCGTGGGGGTTCTGGGCCATACGGCGGCGCTCATCCGTGTCGAGGAACACGTAGTCCACGAAGAGGGAGGCAGCTACAAGCGACTGGTTGTAAGCCTGGCTTACCTTGACCGAACCACTGTCCGCGGAGAGAGTGTCGACCGCCCAGAGGCACTCATCAATCGGGCGAAGATCGATGTTGACGCGGACCTCGTGGTACTGGAGAGCAATGAGAGGGAGGGCAAGACCGGGGTTCTTGCAGAACCAGAACTGAAGAGGAATGTAGAGAGTGGTCTCAGGGAGGGCATTGCGGGGTGCGCAAATCTGGCGAGGAGCATCAGACTGGCAAGGGCCGTCGACGTTAGAGAAGGCAGGATCCGTAAGGTAAGTGAGCTGGGTGGTGTTGCCGACCATCGCGTAGTAGCCCTTCTCCTGACCGGAAGTCATCGTGAGCTGGTTCCAGATGTGCATCCAGTCTCCGTAGTGTCGGTCAATGCGCTGACCACCAATTTCGACCTCAACCTGGGCAATCAGCTGCTCACCTGGGAAATCGAGCCAACGGGCATAGACACCTTTGCCGTTGTTGAGATCCTGGCCGATCTGAGGGAGGGTGACCTGAAGAATCGTGTGGTAGGCAAGATCGCCGTTACGTGAGATCGTGCAAGTGACACGGCGACCGAAGTCGGCCTGACCGTTAAACGTCTGTTCAATGGATTCCATGGCAAAGTTGGTGTATCGGCGATAGGTCACCTTCCAGTAGGTGATCTGAGGGTTACCAGTAAGATAAACATCCTGGGCTCCGTAAGCGACTAATTGCATCAAACCTCCTCCCATGCTATACTATTGCTAAAGAAAAAAATTTGGGCTTATTTACAATAATTTCGAAGAAATTGTCCTAAGAAAAGTGGATCAAAATATTCCTTAAGATTGTGGTGTTTTTTTGAGAACGTATAAGTATTGTTTGTTTTCGTAACAGACCAACCGTCTTCAATGGCATTCATGATAATCCGTGTTCGAATACTCATAAAATGAATCTAGAAACAATATACGTATTTTTAATTTAAAACAGTTTTGGCTGTACTAATTAAAAATGCCATTTAAACCTAAACCTACCAAGAAAATAGACGATGTAGTCGTCCAAATGCTGGATACGAAACATAGAGAATATGTAGAACGGTTTGAGACAGAGTCGTTAGTTATTATTCCTAAATTATTAGAAGAGGCATCGATCGAAACCAATCCCTCTAAACTTGCACAAATCCATGAGAGTATCGATAAAATAAGAGAATCCCAACTAAAATATTACTTGGATAACAGTAAGCATATTTTTGCCTATTTTGAAGATAAAAAGAGTATTTCCGAAAATAAAACCAAAACAAAGGTATTGAATAATTTCTTTAATATTGATCGTAGTGGAGATGCAACTCATAAAATGAATCGTCACGCGATTCAGTACTTACGCAACGTTGACGATTCATTTTTACCTTCTGACCAGTTTGTATATCAAACATCCATTTGTACAAAATGTGAAAAGGGTGAATTGATTCATGTAGATTATGAAGGAATGATGATTTGCAATAATTCATCGTGTGCGTGTCAATTCTACGTATTGATTGAAAATGAACGTCCGTCGTATAAAGATCCACCTAAAGAAATATGTTTTTATGCGTACAAACGTATCAATCATTTCCGTGAAATTTTAGCGCAATTTCAAGCAAAAGAAACGACTCAAATTCCTCCCGATATTTTAGAAAATATTCAATTACAAATTAAAAAAGAACGGATCCAGTTAGATAGTATCACCAATAAAAAGACCAAGGAAATTTTAAAGAAATTTGGATACAACAAATATTACGAACACATTCCTTTTATCAAAGATAAACTCGGAATTAAACCTCCTACGATGAGCCCCGAACTGGAAGAAAAATTGTGTAATCTGTTTATCGAAATACAAAGACCTTACGCTAAATTTTGTCCGGATGCTCGTGTGAATTTTTTAAATTATTATTATACTATTTATAAATTATGCGAACTATTAGAAGAGGATCATTTCTTGCCTTTTTTTCCAATGTTGAAAGACCGTGAAAAACGAATTGAACAGGACGAAATTTGGAAAAATATTTGCAATGAATTAAATTGGCAATTTATCCCCACGATTTGAAATACATTTTCTTCCCATGTCAATCAACTCTTCTCGGAAGGGTTGATCGATCAATACCCTTGCAAAATGGTATGGATGAATCGATACAATGGGTGTATTGAATACGTACACGAATTTTCCATTTGGTATCACCGTGTTCGAAGATACAATATCAAAAAGTTTAATCAAAATGTGCTGCATAAAATCAACGGAAGATTCAAAATTTACTTCTCTTTTATGATCCATCAAAACTACTAAAATTGTATCTGGATCTACGTCTGGGATTGGACAATGCTTGACTAAACCACCATCCACATAATATTCACCCTTGTACAAAATGGGTGTAACTAAAAATGGAATGGCAGCGGACATTGTAATGGCCTGTATCACGGGCAATTCTGGATAAGTGAGATGGTTTATATCGACGGACTGCATATGCGTTACTGAAGTTGTATAGATGTGTAGATCAATACCATTACGTTCATAGAACTCGATCATGGTGATTGTCAATGGTATGTCATACGCATTAAAAAACGGAGTGAGTAATTCTTCAAAACAAGAAGAATCTACTACGCCTTTATGGGTAAACATTTTCCCCATATCTATCTTGAACCATTTGTCGAGTGGACGTTGGATGAAATAATCTGCCACTTCTTGTATTGGAACACGAATTGCAAGTAGCACGCCTAAAATAGAACCCGCCGATGAACCATGGATACTTTTCAGAGTGGAGACATCTAAGATGGAATCTTCTTGTAATTGTTGTAACATACCCAATTGAACCAAACCATTTGGTCCAGCAGAGGAAATTACCAGATGCTCAATCATTAGTATGAGGTTGAAAAATAAAAATGATTCCAACTGCAATTATTTATGAGTATTTTTAGTCTACTTTTCGTATATGCAGGCCACAAAACTTAATTTAGACGAATTGTTTGAATTTAAGAAAGAACAAGATCTCAATACCTTGAAAACGTATAATTTGATCTTGGATCGTGTTCATACAAATATCAAACGTACTTCCAGACAAAAAATAGAGAATCAATGCTGTTGGTATGTAGTCCCTGAATTTATTTTAGGTGTACCAAGATACGACGTGCGCCATTGTATCGCCTATATTGTCAAGGAATTACAGGACAATGGATTTAAAGTAACCTATACACATCCCAATTTATTGTTTATCGTATGGTCACATTGGGTACCTGACTATGTTCGAATGGAATATAAAAAACAAACTGGTGTATCGATTGATGGATATGGTAAAGAAATCAAACAAGAAGTCGTGGATAAACCACCCTCGATTGTTAAATCCACATCCAGCTATAAACCTTCTGGGTTAATTTACAAAGATGATTTTATTAGACTTATTTAAAACGTTAAAAACATAATATGTAAATAATTTATGTTTGTTACTCCAGTAGAATATGATTGTCAAATACCTAGGTGTAGACCTGTTCCAGTTATAACACAAGGAACTACTGGACCAACGGGACCATCTGGTGGGGGTGGAGGTCAAACAGGACCAACCGGTCCAACGGTTGGAGAGAAAGGAGATACCGGCTATACTGGAAACACTGGTGCGACTGGACGAACAGTTACCGGATACACCGGAAATACCGGCGCAACTGGAAATATGGGTGTTACTGGACCCACGGGTACTACTGGAAACACGGGAGTGAT